CCACCTTGTCTCAAGATCCTGACGATCACCCCACGTTTGGTGGAGTTCCTTCTGGAGCCAATGGGAAAATGCTTGCTTTCTGTCAGAGCCCCATTCAACCGAAGAGAAAAGAGGCATTTACACGTCTCAGGCGGTGTGATCGATCAGTCTTAAGATAAGCCAGGTGTCAACGTCTACGCCGTGGTCCCCAAGCGCGGTGAATCCTTTTCTTGAGTTCGGAGTCTGCTTTAGAGCGCACATCTTTGCGTGCTCCTCCCGTCCGGTGTTGGAGTGTGAAGACCTTTTCCCATTCATCCACTTGGAAGGAGAGCGCATCTAGGAGATCCCTAAGGAGTGCGCGAGGAAACGCGACGTACTCGTTAAAGAAGCGATATTGGGTGGTGTGGTAGTAAAAGATTCCTCGTTTGAAGTAATGCTCCATGCCGTAGATGCGCATCACCTTCTTTTGGGAGCCATGGGAGCGAATCTCTTCTATCGGAGGATCGTCAAGGCCCTCCTCGCGGAAACGCCTTCGGATGGCGTTTGCGACCGCAACCTGCGCCACGATGGTCTCCACAAAGATCTTCTGAGGACGATACCGGAGGTAGTAGTCCAAAACTTTTGCGGCGATGTCATCCTCGGAGTCGAGGCGCTCCGCGAAGTCCTCTAATAGGAAGAGGCGCTCCCCGTCTGTACCCACCACGGGGATTGCGGATCGCGCGGAGGAAGTTTTTTTCGAAAACGCCGGGTCCACGGAGATATAGGTCGTGAGTTCACGGATCGGAAGATATTCTTTTCGGGAAGTTTTTGGGTTGTGGAAGAGGATGGAGGAGCCATCAATCTCGTATGTGTTAAGCCAG